TGGAAACATAATGAACATATTATTTTTAAGTTCTATATCCCAACTTCTTCCTTTACGTCTGTTATCTTCATAGTGTATTCGAACATTACAATCTTTGACTTTTACACCATATAATAGTGTAAAGTCTGGAGAGTTACGTAGATCCACTGGATCAATATTTAATAAAGGAATAGTTGTTTCCGCAGGTTTATAGATATTTCCCCACGTTGATTTGTTGACTAGATTGATTCCATATTCAAGACCGATGTGATCTCGCATATATGTATTTAACATATCCCAAGTTCTTGAGAATGGAAAATTTTTGTTTGAATAAGTTGATTGTAAAATGTCGCCAGTTAATTTATTTCGGTCGATGTCCCAATACTTAGGCATCTCTACATCACCAAAATATAATGCTTGCTCTGTTAAAACTTTCTTTTGCATACCACCACCATATATAATTTATGCTAAAGCGTCTGTCAAGTCCCAACCGTTTGTGTTGTCTGCTTGATAAGCAGTTTCATTCCAAACATAACTCCAGCTATGAGTACCAGCTGTATTTTCTGCAGTCTGTGCGTCTGTTAAATCTGGAGCATCACCAAGAGGTGATTTCCAAGAAGCTGATGCATTATGTTTTACCCAAGAAGCAAAAGGTTTTTTAGGCCAAAAGATTTGATCGTCCTCGTCCCAAGTATAACCTATACCTGCATAGTTTCCTCTAAATGCTGTGCCACCATCATTATGTTGGTTGCCAGATGTGTTGTATGAAGTTTGAATCCACATTTGTGCAGGCCAGTTATTGTGAGTTTCTAAATACTGTTGTCCTACTGTTTCATCTTCAACGCCATCAGCGTTTAACATATCAGAATTATCCAAAGTGAGTACTTGAATAACTTTACTGTTTGATCCTAGTTTTGCAAAATGTGCCATAATGTTTCTCCTTATATCTTATTTGTTGTTTGTTGTAAATACCATATTAATTATTGGAATTTGTATCTAACTATAACAATTCCACTACCACCATTTCCTGAACCTAAATTTGGAGCAGGAGAATCTGTACCTCCACCACCGCCACCACCAGTATTAGTGGTTCCAGATGTCCATAAAATATTATCATCACCCATTCCTTGTCCACCTCCACCTACACTAGTAGTTCTAGATTCAGCACCTACACCACTACCAGCACCACCACCACCTGCAAAATATCTTAAAGGTGCACTTGGACCTGATGTACCATAAGATGGACTTGGATTAATTTCTGTACCAGCACCAGCACCTCCTATGGATTGAGTTTGAGTACACGGATTTGTTGTTCCTGCATTAAGAGCACCACCACCAGCGCCTCCAGTTCTCCATCCAGCATAAGTAATTGTTCCTCCATCATTACCTTGAGGCGGACTTACCGGAGGAGTATTTCCTGAACCACCTGCAGCTGGTGCACCTGAAGCAGATGGATTTCCAGCACCAGCTCCACCGCCAGATCCACCATCAACTCCAGGACTTAAATTTGTTGCAGCAAAAGCTCCTCCACCTCCACCTGCTGAAGTAATTGTTGAAAAAGTTGAATTTACCCCTGAACCACCTGCAGGATCACTACCACTACCTGCACCACCTCCACCAACCGCGATTGGATAAGCTTGAACTGAAACTGGTAAACCTGCTGGTGCGTTTAATGGGCTAGCTGTATAACAATCAGAAGAAGTTTTACCTTCTCTAAATCCACCAGCTCCACCACCGCCACCACCACCAGCAGCTGGCACTGTTGTACCTCTACCACCGCCTCCACCACCAGCAACTACCATATATGAAACTGAATTTGATCCTGCAGCATTACCTACAGAGCAAACTGTAAAAGTTCCTGGACCAGTAAATGTATGAATTTTATAATCACCGCAAGTAGTAACTGTTCCCCCAGTAGCAGTGACATATAATGCTGTAGGAGATTCTGATTGTAAACCTGAATCTGTTACTAACCAACCTTGTGTTGCATCTACATAAACTAAAGTAACCGCTAAACCTTCTGTTGATAAAGTTGCATCAATAGCATCTCCACCAATATTAGATCCGTTTCTAGCAAGTGTTACATTATTTGTATCAAATGTATTTGCATAATCTTTTACAGCGATCACCGCTCCAGCGTCAGGTGATGCTGGTAGAGTTACTGTGATTGCTCCACTAGTTGTATTTACGAAATATCCTACGCCAGCTACTCCTGTAAAAGAAGTAGTCTTGACTGTTGTATCCCAAGAAGCTGCACCTGTAGCACCGAAACCTGCCGCCGTACCATTATTAGTGATCGTTGCACCAGCAGGAATTGTGAACGTATCTCCACTATCTCCTAATGTGACTGTACCACAATTTGTTCTTGGACTAATTTTATTTACTTTTACTTCACTCATAATTTACCTATTGAAATTTGTACCTTATTATTACTATACCTGAACCGCCAGTTGAACCCACTTGTGGAGCTGTAGTAGATGGACTTCCTACTTGCATACTACCTGTTCCACCTGCTCCACCACCTGTATTCACAGTCCCTGCATTTCCTTGAGTGTTGTTGTCACCACCATCGCCACCGCCACCTGTTCCACCTGCTCCACCACAATCAACGTAGCCACCGCCACCACCTCCTCCTGCATAAGCCACTGGACTTCCTGTTATGTGAGTTGTTCCTCCTGCACCACCATTACCACCTGTTGTCGGTGCACCTCCACCACCTGTTGCTGTTGCGCCTCCACCACCTCCACCGTTGTAAGGTCCAACTGCTTGACCTGTGCCTCCATTATTTCCTTGAGGAGGACTAACGGGAGGAGTATTACCCAATCCAGCAGCTTCATTTGGTGATCTTGGTGTATTATTCATACCACAAAGTGCTCCACCACCTCCAGAACCTCCATCTGAAGAAATCGTAGCAGAAACTTGTCCTGCTGTAACACCACCCCCACCACCAGCAGAAGTTATAGTTGAAAAAATTGAATTTGAACCTTGCCCACCACTAGTGACTGGAGTAGGTGCAAATTGACCTGCTGTTCCACCAGCCCCTACTGTTATTGGAAAAGCTGTTGCTGTAACTGTTATTGAACCTGCTCCTTCTAAAGGAGATGCTGTGTAAGGTGTAACTGGAGATTTATCTTCTCTAAAACCACCAGCTCCTCCGCCACCACCGTGTCGACCTCCACTACCTCCACCACCAGCAACTACAAGATATGAAACTTCATTATTAGCAGAACAAGGTGCAGTATTGCAGACTGTAAAAGTCCCTGGTCCTGTAAAAGTGTGAATCTTGTCATTGCCACAAGTTGTAATTGTTCCACCAGTTGCTACTACATAAGGATTACCTGTTACATTACTTGTTGAATCTTGAACATTTTTCCAACCTTCTGTTGCATCTACATATACAAAAGTTACTGATTGTCCCTCTGTATTTAAAGCGATTGAAGATGCTATTCCACCAATTTTTTCTGATCCGTTTGGTGCAACTGTTAAATTATTTGTTTGAAAAGTATTTGTGTAATCTACAACTGATACGATTGCTCCAGCAGAACCTGCTGGTAAGTTCATTGTAAAAGCACCACCTGATGTGTTTGCAAAATACCCTTCGCCATTAGCTGCTGTAAATGTAGCCGTCTTGATAGATCCTGTTTGCCAATCAACAGTTCCTGTTCTACCAAAACCTGTTTGACTTGCACCTGATGCCAGAGTAACGGTATCGCCACTTGCACCTAGTGTAATTGTGTTTGAATCTTCTTTGATGATGTTAGCACCGCATTGATTCTGAATATTGTCTACTTTAATTGTACTTGCCATAATTTTTACCTATTGAAATTTGTACCTTATTCCTATTGAAATTTGTACCTTATTCTTATTATACCTGATCCGCCATTTCCACCTCTTGTTCCTCCGGATGAAGAACCACCGCCACCACCACCAGTATTTGGTGAGCCATCTTGACCAGGGTTACCACCGCCATTTCCTCCACCACCAGATCCTCCACCACTATCACCACCATCGGGAGATCTTCCTGGAACTGAACCTACACCTCCACCTCCTCCAGCATTTGATGGACTTCCTGAAATTTGTGTAGTTACACCATTACCACCAGCCCCGTTAGCAGAGTTAGTTGCGTTTCCTCCAGCTGCGCCTGCTCCACCACCGCCGCCGCCATAAAAGTTTACAGGTGTTGAAAATTGTGCAGCATTTCCTCCTGGATTTCCTTGAGATGGACTTACAGGAGGGGTATTACCTGCACCTCCAGCTCCACCTTCACCATTAGTAGAAGGAGCACCGCCGCCAGCTCCACCACCACCTGAACCTCCAGGTTTTCCAATGTTTGGTGTTGCGTTAGTTTTTCCTGATCCACCACCACCTGTTGATGTTATTGTTGAAAAAGTTGAAGAATTTCCTGAACCACCACAACCAAATGTTGTTGTAGAGCCAGCTCCACCACTACCTACTGTAATTGAATATGGAGTAACTGAAAGAGTTAATCCTGCAGGAGCCACTAATGGAGAGGCTGTATAAGAAGGTGTTATATCTCTTCCTTCTCTCACACCACCACCGCCACCACCGCCTGCGCCATCACCATTACCACCAATTCCTGCTCCGCCACCACCTGCTACTACAAAATAAGAAGCTGTGTCTGGTCCTCCAGTTGGATTAACTGGACTGTTTCCAAGTTGTGAAACACAGAAAGTTCCAGGGCCTGTAAATGTATGAATTTTATAATCACCTGATGTTGTAATTGTACCACCTGTTGCAACTGTAAATAAAGCAGGAGGTGTTAAACTTGAATTATCTCCAGTGTCTACTACTTTCCATCCTTGAGTTCCATCAACATAAACTAGTGTAACAGTAATTCCATCTACTTCTATTATATAATCGTTTGCTAGCCCTTGAATTTTTTCTGAACCATTAGGAGAAATAGTAATATCATTAGTTGATGCTGTATTAGCATAATCATTAATTGCAACAATTGCTCCTGCGGATCCTGCAGGTAAATTTACTGTAAAAGCACTTGAGGTTGTATTACAAAAATATCCTTCTCCATCTGATGCAGTAAAAGTTGCTGTTTTAATATCCCCTGTTTGCCAGTCAACAGCTCCCGTTCTACCAAAACCTGTTTGAGCACCATTATTAACAACAGTAGTTCCAGAAGGAAAAGTTATTGTATCACCAGAAGCACCAACTGTTAAATTAGTTCCGCATTGTGGTTCGATTGCATTAACTTCTATTTTACTCATTAAATAATTACCAATGTTCCTGTTACTGTTTGTGTACCAGTTATTGTAACTGGTCCTGCTAATACACCTGAAGCAACTGTTTGAGTTTCGTCAAGTGTTGTTGCATGTGTTACAACATAACCTGTAGCTGTCATAGATGGTGACATAGCTCTCTTCGCTGGTAGTGTACAAAAAACATTTTTAGTACCTGCAGAAAAGTTTACTAGTGAATCACTATTAGATGATGAAATAATTGTTGTTCTTGATAAAGTATCAGGTGAAGCATCGGTTACTGTACCAATACCTACCTCAAACTCACCAGCTGAATTTAATTCAATCGCATAGTAAGTTGTATTACCAGTTCCAATTCCTGCAACGAAACCTTCATAACCAGTTTCTGCACCAGCTAAACTAAAAGTTCCTGTTCCAGTAGTTGTACTTGTTTCTTTAACTCTATCGTTAACTATTAAAGCCATTACTACTCCAAAATTTTATTACGCGTCGCCAAGTCTAATGATTGCATCAGATGAGTTAGCAGTTGGAAACTGAACAACGAAATCACCGTTAGTTGCAGTTTTTGTTCCGCCAAAGTCTAAAACTAATACAGCTTCATTACTTGTACCTTTATAAATCAGTGCTCCTACTGCTGATAACGTTACAGAACTAAAAGTAGAATCTGCAAAGTCAACGTATGCAATGTTACTTGATATCGCTACACCATTATTAGTTAAAGTATTTCCGCCTGCAGTATAGTTTGTTCCAGATGAAGAAACTTCATTGGAAGTTGTATACGCTGTAGTTGAAGTACTAAAACCAGCTATTGATGTATAAAGCGCTAGTTTAAAAGTTGATCCACCAGATGAATCAAAATCAAACGTACCACCAAGTAGGTCTGTTTTAAAAGAGTCAGGTACTATATTTGCCATTTATTTGTCTCCTTAATTATTATTATGGTGATGGTGATTTTAAAGGAGTTCGAATAACACCATCTTGATATTCGTCTCGGCGTCTACGACCTTGTTGTTCGATCGCGTACGATTGTAAAGCTCTTTTAAAAGATCCTTCGTAGTATTGTAACATATCTGCAGGACCTTTCAAGTATCCATATGCTTCTACCAGACATGCATACAAAAGTAAATCCTGATATTTATTAGATGTGTAAGTCCCTTGAGTACTTCCTGGTGAAGCTGTTATTGAATTTGGTTGTTTTGTATAAGCTAGAGTTATTAAATTAGTGCTATTTGGCGTAGGTGCTACTACCCAATAATTAGCATCCCAGTTAGCATAATATTTAGGTATCCCAGAAGCTGTTCCTGGGGTATCATAAAAAGTTGCCATATAACTTGTATCTTTTTTTTCTAAAAAAGTTTGATCACCATTTGAATCTGTTAGTTGTACATATCTAATAAATCTTAAATCAGAAGGTATCGTTACATATCTACTTCCAGCTGCTAGATTTGATGTAGCATAAAACCTGTTATCGTCAGAGTCAGCCTCTCTATAAATTCTGTTTTCAGCATTTTTAATAATACTTTCTAAGATTGTGTTAGATAATACAGAGTCATCTACTTCTGTGTAGTTTCTAATATCGTCTTGTAGGTTTGCTAAAGTATAAGCCATTATTCTGATGTTCCTTTATATTTTCTACTTATTTTTTCCTGTTTATCTAAACGTACTTCTTCATACATTTCAAGATGAGGATCTTGTTTTTCAGGTGTAAATATATTTTTTATCCAATTCCAAATTTTATTTATCATAATTAAGCTCTATCATTTACTGGGCCAACTGTACACTGTAAACCGCCTCCTGTTGTTGTCGACGTTGAATTTTCAAGCATGTCAACAGTAAATCTATTATATTGTTGTATAGTTGCTGGTTGTGCACCTGTCACAACAGTATCTGGATCTATAG